CGCGCTGCATTGTGCGAGCTTCGGCCTGGCGAATTCGCTCCTTCGATTCCTTTTCGTGCTTTCGAAACTCAGCCCAGCGAGCTGCAGGAATCTTCGTCCCTGCCGGGTCAATGCCAGCGAGGCGTAGCGCACCCTCGAAGTCACCAGACTTGAGCAGTCCGGCAAGCTTATCGCCGTCAATCGCCACGGGCTTTGCCGGTTCCGCTGATGCAACGGCTGCGGGCTCGGCGGGTTTTGCGGATTCCGTAACCGTTGCCGGTTCTGTTTTCTGCGCGCTTGCCTCGGCTGCCTTTTCGTACTTCGCTAGCTGTTCACGCTGATTCACGGGAGGGGTAAACCCTCCGGGCGACTGCGTGACGGTTCCCGATTCGGCGCCTGAACTCACTGGTGTTTCTGCTTCGCTCATACTGGTGCTGGTCCTTGTGGTTGCATCGGTGGTGCTTCTGTCGCTCCAACGTTGATAGCTCGCGATCCCTGTGAGCGTAGATCAGCCATGCGTTGCTCGCGTTTCTGAATCTCACTGTCGGCTATTTCGATCCAGCGCAACATCAGGTCCTGAGCTTCGTCGGGCGCTTCGTCCATCTGCGCTTGCATATAGGCCTCAGCCACTTGAAGCAACGCGTCCTCGAGTCGCATCCAACGAATTGGCGGGCGGAATAGCGGAACACCCGGACGCAACTCACCCGAGTCGAATTGTTCGGGCGTAGCATCGAGCCAGTTTTCAATGTACTGCGAAACGAGATTGCGCTGTCGGCTTGTGCCATCGAGCTCTCCCGGAAGGTCCTTGTAGCGCTGGACAGAGGCAAATGCATCCTGAGAGAGCATTCCGGCCGCGTAAAGCTCCTGAGCGGTTTGCATGCGGTCCGCAGCCGTTCCCTTTAGTGACGGCGCCTCGCCGATTCGGATAGCGTACAAGTCATCGTCCAGGTCAGCGTCCTGCCATTTGATCGTCTTCAAGAATCCTTCGCCCGGCCACTTTGCAGCAAAGTCTTTGTCTGCCTCCGCCAGTTCTCGCACGCATGCAATATCATGACGAGCTAGCTCGACGTACATCGATTGGTATGCGCGCCAAGGTAGCGAGAATCGCTCGGACTGAATGTCAGCGACCAGGCGAATCGCACTCGCGGCTTCGATACCTGGCTGCTTATTGGCCGTTGCCGACTGCTGGCTCACTCCAGTCATCTCGAAGGCCATGGATTTCTGCAACTGAACCCACTGCATGTGTTCCGGGCCAAACGGAGCCGCGTTCTGCACGATCGGCGGCTGCATGCCAGCGTATTCGGTAACCTTGCAATCCTCGTTGTCAGCAAGCTTATCGGCTAACCCGGCGCCCTCTGGCGCAAAAATATGCGACATGGACGTCAGATGTATCGATCGACTCATTCGACCGATCACCGTGTTCAACTCGTCAGAAATCTCAGCCGATTCCTGAACTAGAGACGTGCCGCCGAATCCCTGCATAGCTCGGGACCAACGGATGATTGCGAACGGAAACGACGTGCGCTCCCACTTCTCTTCAACGAGCGGGGCGCCACTAGAATCAAGGGCCTTGACGTGCTTACCGGGCGAGTCTGGACCAGTAGGAAGCGTCCACCATTCATAGACCCAAACGCGCTCCACGACTTTGGCATCGACTTTTCCCGAGTAGGAGTCTTCACCCGGATCGCGAATACGCGCGCCGTCAATGTACTCCGCCGATTCTGGATGAATCGCTTTTAGATTGTCGCGAGTATCGCCGTAAATGTGCCAAATGTGCTTTGGGTTTCCGCGACTCGCATCGTTGCTGTCCGTTACGACTTCCCACGGCATCGGTTTCGTGTGGACAACTGCTCCCTGGTCTACGTCGGATTCAGTTTTGATAAATCCGATTTGGCAGACGGCGGCATCGCGGAAAGCGTGCGCGCCAAGTTCCCAAATATCAGCGTAAGGCTCTTGTCGTGTGCCCCAAAGGCCTTCAACAAACGCGTCGAGCTTCGGAGCTTTGCGCCGCGTGCGCCAGTCAGCGTTCGAACAGACGAATTGCACCTTGGGCTGTTGAGTGCCGGCTACTTTAGCCGTGGCAGCATCGACTAGCGATCGGCACAGGTTCCAACGAACCTTTACCTCGCCATCGATTCCGTCGACGTATAGCGGCCCGTTTGCTCGGTACCCTGCCGGGTCGAGCGAGGCTATCCGAAAACCCTCGTACCTCGACAAGTCGGAGCGCATCTGCGCTCGTCTCCCAGAGTCCTGCTGCCACAGTGAGCGCCCGAGTGATACGACGTGGGTCGCCAGCTCGGCGCCTGTGGATTTATGCCAGGATTCGGTCACCCCGTGAGTTTGCTCGCGTTTCCGTGATTCGTCAACTACGCGGCCTTGGGTAGCCATATTTCCCCCGGTTCCACCACATAAAGACCGCCTCTGGTCCTACGGATCTTGCTCCCCCGCTTGAAAGCGGCTTCCCTTTCGCGCTCTAACTGTCGTCGAGTAAACTCCACGGTACCGGGCTCCGGGTCCTCTTGTTCGCCAGTGTACCGAGGCTGAGCCGCTAGAATGGCGTAGCGAGCGGCATCCGATAGATGGTCGGCATATCCCGAGTCGTGGCCATCGCGGTCCGAGTTGAACGGCAATAGCATCCACTCCGCAATTAGGTCCGAAGCAGCTGGCGAGTGAACCTTGACCGAGCCACTTCGGAGCAACCCGGTAACGAGGGCAATCTGCCCAGCCACACCGAGCTTGTAAGCGGGTTCGGCGGGAAGCCCGAACCGCTGAATCCATTCCTCAACAAACGCTTTACCTTGTCCACCAGTGTCCGCGACAATGCGCAGCCCGGGGAATCGCTCGCGGTACTGAAGCACGCGCGCGGCGGCTCCGCTCGGTGACAGTCCGTCCGCCTGCGTAGCCTCAACAATGTGGAGTTCCGGCGATTCGGGTCGATACGCCACGAGTACGAAGGCGCAAGGGTCGTTGACGCCAAGGTCAACCCCTAGAACGTAACGCCATCCCGGCTTGCCTTCGTCATTGAATGCGCCGAATTCATGGTTCAGCGCTGCGTTATACGGGTAACAGAGCGACTCGACATCGAGCACCCATTGACCCAGCCACTCTCGCAGATACGACGGAGAAGTTGGATCGAGCCCCATCCGCCGGCACTTTTCGGCGAGCCATTCGCGAGCGTGTGGAAGGAATGGATTGTCCAGCACCGTCCAATTGAAGGTTGGCCACTTCTGGCAACCCTCTCCGGTTGTGATTGCGTGGAAGTACCCAGTCGGAGTTACGCCCGGTGTGCCAGTCAGAGCTAGCCAGCCGTCCTCGTCGAGCAGCGCGGGCTCTAGCACTTCCTCTGATAGATACTCGAGATGCCCCCGCATCGAATCGGACTCATCAACGGCCGCTCCACACAGTGGCGAACCGCGAAACTTCTCAGCGTCTGCTCGGTTCTTGCAGCCAGCGACCCACACCGCATGCCCGTTCGGAAACTCGAAATAAAGCTGACCGTCCCGCTTAGTCGAGCGAGCGCGAAACCCAGTCGAGTCGCCTAAGACGTGAAACGCCCTGCCAATAATGTCGTTCGCGCGGGCCGCGCTAATGGCAATGAAGACCGACTGCTGACCAGGATTACGCGCAGCCGTCGTCATGAGTCTCCCGGCTATACCGTGAGACTTGCCTGACCTACGTCCCGAGTGAGCCGCTATCCGTCGACTCGGGTGCTGCGCGAATTCGCGTTGCTTAGCGTGGAGCGCCGAAAGTATTCGCTGGACCAGTAGCTCCCGCTTGGCCCGTTCGCGCAATGCTGAAAGATACGGCGATTCGGTCACTTCTTTCTGACGGGAGTCTCGAATTCGTCAGCCACGGAAACCTGCATGAGCTTTACCGCGTCGACGATACCGAAAAGCATCCACTTGTCTCCGGTGTGACGCATAGTCGCGTGGACCGCATTGTTTTCGTCAATCGTTAGCGACGTGGTGTTCGCCGGTCCAAGCACCTGTACATCGAAACGGCCTGGGGTTAGCCGGGCAAGGTCTAGTTTTTTCATTCGTGGTCACTCCTGGCAATAACGTAAATCCACAACGCGCCCAATAGTTCGGGGTCTATGGTCTGACTGGTGCTCCTGAGTTTCATTCGCCCACCATAGCACGCTCTTCGAGCGCCGGAGCATCAACCACGACAGTGCCCCTAGCGATGATTTCGAGTAGCTCCCGCTCCGACTTTCCGCTCAAGTCCAGTTCGTCCGGCGGTTTATCGGATAGCGCCCGTGCTTTCATTAACGCAACGCAGGTATCCATCACGGTCTTGCATGCTGCTATCGCTCCGCGGTCATCCACGCCCTTTAGGTCGTACATCATCCCGATCATAAAGTGCATCGACTCGTTGAATATGAGCTGTAGCTGTTCTGGATTCGCGACAATCTTTACCGTCGCGCAAGCTGCGCGGTACCACTCAAGAACTTTGGATTCAGATACGCCCCACAGCTTCGCGTACTGACGAGTGCTGACTCCAGTCTGCCACCTGGACGTGACTATCAGCTCGGACAGTACAAGCACAGCATCCTCCACGCGTGGGGTTACGCGTTCAAAGGCTACCGAGGCCTGGACTGGTTTACGGCGCTGGAGCGTCATTTCACTCGACTATGTCCCGGCAAACGAAACCGCGCCAATAACCGTCGAAAGATACCGGGGAACGAGCGGCCTCGTGACACTCGAAACCATCTTCGCACCAGTATTCCGGAGCATCACATTCTGCCAGACATGCGTCCAATACGCAGCGCTCGTAGTTATCGCATTCGATGTCAGATCGGCACACGGGGGCTAGCGACTGGTTTTGGTTGCAACCGACGGATAGCAGGGCGATGGCTATTCGGGCAGCCTTGTAGCGAATTTCATAGACGAGCATAAGCATTCCCCTTTTGGTTTCATCTCATTCACCCGAGAAACTACATCAAGCCAGCAATTGCTCGCGCACCAGCAAGATTCATTGAACTTGAAATCGCAGTCATCCTGACTGAAGTCGTCCGGGACCTCTTGCTCGATCTCAATTGTTAGCGTGACTTCCACTGTGACTTTTTTCATATCGGTAACTTCCTCACGCACGCCAGCGCCAGCCTGGCCGCGGCATGCTTCCAATGCTCGAGGCCGTCTGAGTCGTACTCAGTCGATCCTAAGCAGTAATGATTCCAGGCTCCCAATGAGTGACTTTCCGCGTGAGCAAAGTGATTCCCGCTATCCTGCGGACCGTGGTCAGCGTCGTTCATGTGGGCGTGAATAACCTCGGTTGCGCCGCGCGATAGCTCCTGGACCGCCTCTTGCAATTCTACAGGGAGTTCAAAAAACATCTGATGCCATTCAGCTAAAGTTTTCACGCCCTCGCCTTCACTTTCTTGCCTCTGACTAGCTCCGCGCACATCTGCCGTAAGCCAATCTCGAGAGCCACCTGGCAAACCGCGGCCTGCGGTACCGGCGCGGGTGACCGGATACGAATTGCTTCGAGAGACTCCTCGGACTGGTCCGTTATCAGCACTGATACCCGTTTAGACTTTGCCATTGATAGTACCGTTAGCACCGGACGGGAGCCCGCGCAAT